CGCTGAAATTACTGATGAATAAAAATGAAAATTGACTGCCAGTAGATAGCAAAAAGCCCCGCGAGTGCGAGGCCTTATTTTGTATTGGTGGGTCAATGAAATTGCAAATACCCTATCATTGGAGTAATGATGGGCTATTTTTCCGAGAAATGCAATATCTATTTTCTAGTTATTTAAGTTTATATAGTTATTATTTCCTCTTTAGTTAGTTTTTGTAGTACAGATTCAGCTCTGGCTTCTTCTTTAAAGCACTCTGTCACTAGTTGCTCAAACATCGGCTGGTATTTGTCATAACAGGTGGTTTTAGATACTCCTGTCAGTGGCTTCACTGCATCCCATACCTCAGTAAATTTGAGCCTTGAATATCCCCGGCCTGAACACTTAGGACAGGTTTTATAAACCGGAATACCAATCAATTCGGTCTGTTTTTTATCCAATACCTCCTTGCGCCCATTGCATCGGCAAGAGTGGCTGACGACTGCTTTCCCTTTGCAGGCCTGACAGAGCACACGACAGGTTTCTTCCAGCTCGCGCATTGAGGTAACAAACCGCGTCGGTTTCAATCCCAATGACTTAGCCAACAATCCCTCACCGGTTCCAAACTTAGTTGTGAATTTGCGAACTGTAATAAATCCATCTTCACAATGCAGTTCTGAACATGGCTTCTTGCTGGCTGCACTCCTCGCATAATCCTGAAATGCATAATTTGCGAGTATTTGCAGAACGTTTCCTCTAACATCCTCATTGAGTTTTGAGATTGCAGCGTGTTTGTGAACCTGCGTTAGTGCATAGTGATAGAGACTCTCCACTGCTTCATCGGATTTATTGATCCCCTGTTTCGCCAAAAACAGTTCAATACCCATCCTCGCCTGAGCGGACGCCAATCCTAGCGAGGCCATAACATCGGTAATTGAAAATGAATCAGTAGCGGTTGCGGCTGGAGAGTCACTAAACATAGCTGTTTTGGGTGAAAAATATTTCGGTAGTGATTCTAAGTTCATTATTTTATCCCCGGCAATACTGTGTGATACCTATCGTGACGTGTCGTATACATCACCGTCATCTGCTCTTTAATCGCCCATCTTTCAGTTCGTACCTGCATATAACCCATATGCCGCTGAACAACAGCAAATGGACTGTCTGTTTCACGCCGTCGGTATCGGGCTTCTTCTATCGCTGCTTGCAGGTCGGTGAATATCATGCCGCCCGCCTTGTAGTTCCTTGAGCCTATCTTTGTAGTTATCGCGGATCCGCTCATAGTCCTCCCGTTTTCGTTTTGGCAGTGCATGGTGAGACATCAACCGGTCAAAACGTGCTTGACCGATTTTCTCAATCAATCGGGGTGTGTAATTCTCAATATTGCCCGACAAATACGAATTACAGTGTTCGCATTGGATGTGACAATTATCCTCATCGAACCGCAATTCAGGGCATGAGCCGACAGTTCGATAATGACCGGCATTCATTTTTGCGCCCGTATTGCGCCCACAACTGATACAGGAATGACCACGGTCTCTTTCCCGTATGAATGCGTTAAATGCTGTTTGAGCTTGTCTGGCAAAATGTGAGAGGGGTTTTACTGCTAACTTGCGGGTTTTGAGCTTATCGCGGGCTTCCATTTCTTTTTGTCGTCGTTCTCGTTCTAGTTTCTGTCTGGCTTTCTCGTATTTTCTGTCTTGCCGTCGCATTCCTAACTCTGCGCCATGTTCCGGGCTACACCACCATACATGGTCATATTTTGGATGGAACCATTCACGACAGATTTTACATTTTCTCCGTACCTGCTTTTTCATTACCTACATTCTCCGTGTATTTTTCAAACCAGAATACAATTGGCGCGGTATCCAGTTTCAGTATGCCGAGCCGCTGGCCTGTTCTCAGGCATTGCGTTCTGTTAATTGAATTTTGTAATTCTCGGGTTATTGCTGACCGAAATGTTTCGATATCTAGACTGTGCTTATAAATATTGCAGCTACGACAGGCGGGCATCATATTCTCAATGGTGTCATTCTCTGGATTCATCATTTCTCCAGTAGGAACGAATTTTCCACCGCGCTCATTCTCATTTTTAACAAATTTAGATAACCTGAACACTGGCTCTCCGTGGTCAGCGTGCCAGCTTGTCGCGGGTAATTCGTGTCCACAATATGCACAGCGGCCGCCGAATTTTTCCCTGATAACCGCTCGCTGCTTTTTGGTTAATTTCACCTTATCCCCCTACATCAACATAAATCCCATAATCAGCATGGCTGCTATCCAAAACCCGATGAATATTAGGTACTTCATTTGATTTGCTCCATATGCAGCCCATGACCAAATACCGCGCCTGTGTCGATGTAGAGCTGGTTCCAGTGTTTTGCTGGGATTGCTGCGGGAGTGTGGCCAAATATAAACAGGTCAGCCCCTGTAATTTCTTCACTGATACCATCACCAGCATTGCAAATCCGGCCTCGGTTCCAGATGACATCAAACCAGTCAACCTCTTTGCCGAACTCATATTCGTCATCGGGATAGTCAGCATGGGCGATCACTATTTTCTTGTGGCCAGTGTTCACCTCGATGACCAATGGCAATTGTTCAGCTTTCGCTAAGAGCGCTTTTGCCAGTATTTCCTGCTCATAATCCAAGTAGAGAAACCAGTGTCCGCCATTTTGGAACCACAGGTCACTATCGCCATTGTGAAATAGCGCATCAATCGCCATCTGTTCATGATTACCCCGAACCGCCCTGAACCACGGTTGGGTTATCAGGTCGAGACATTCGACATTTCGATCCCCCCTGTCAATGAGGTCGCCAACGGATATCAATAAATCAGTTTCGTAATTGAAATCAATCTGTTGCAACTTATCCATCAACAACTGATAGCAACCGTGGAGGTCACCAACCACAAAAATACGGTCATATCGATCACCCTCGATTTTCAGGTAATTTCCGCTTCTTATTTCGTTCACTGTTCCTGCCTCCGCTTGAGTTTATCGCCGAACCGCTGCGCCCATTCCAGTTCCTGCTTGGCCTCGTCACTGAATACCACGCCCTTATCAGTACCAAACCAGTGAGCACATTCAATGACCTCGGCTATCTCACCCACCTTCATTTTACTGGTACGCATCCCGAAAAAAACGATGCCGCCGCCCAGCCCTCTGGCAGAACGCTGCGCTTCGCCCTTGGTCTGCTTATTCAATACAGTAATTAAATCCTTCCAGTCTTCGCTGTCATGCCACTCGCCATCCCATTGAACCTGTTTTGCGATATCACCCAGCGTCGCCCACATCTTGCGATTCTGAGCATGGGTGCGCTTAGGTTCAGAGAGTTTAATTTCGTAGGGTTTCTTGGGGTCTAGCGGGAGATTTCTGATGGCTTCGATGGCATTTTGCTGGATGAATTTACTACTGAGATAATATGTTTTGGATGTCATCTAACCTCCGTTATTCACCTTCTTGATATCATTTTCCAGAAATTGTAATTGTGTTTTCGCACCCCTTAGTCGAACTTTTGTGTTTTTTTCCTCCCGTTGCAACTTGTCACAGGCTGTTCTCAGCTCATCCCGCCGTTGGTATAGCGTCTCAATCTCCCGTACCACACGCTCACCTCCACGTGCACGTTCCAGCAAATAATCAAACGCCTCGATATTGCAGCCGCATTGGTCGCATGTAATAACACGATATTGCTCGTCGACTGTTATTGCGCCGTGCTGGCAGCGGGATTGCTCTGGGGTTTTAGGAGTCACTGAGGTGCTAATGCTGGGTTTGCTATCATCGCCAAATTTGAGAGTGATGATGTTATCTGTCATACCCCCTCCACCAGCTCATCAGGGATGTCAACCTCGTTGCCCCACCGTGCAGCCACTACAGCACGGCAGATGGCGATTTGTGGGGTGTCGCCGTCTTCAATTACACTTTCAAGCTCTTCGAAATTAAATATGTATGCCGACCACTCTTTACTTACTGAATTAAAATTCAATTCAACACGATGCTTCTCAATCAACTGCCCACACTGCGACCAGTCGGTTGAGGGGGTATAATCCTCTTCCATTCCTTCAATAATCAGATTACCAAAGGGCGTCAAGGGCGTCACAATAGCGGGTAATCCGATTGATTTAGCCACAGCCCAGTCCAACGCCTTACCTGTTAATTCACTCGTTTTGATTTTCATTAAAATGCCTTACCGCCAGATTTGGCGCGGTTTTCTCGTTTATGGTCTGCCCGATGCCTGTTGTATTCCAACTTTTCAGCAATCGCGCCCTCGATGTCATACCCAAATGCCTCTGCATAATCCAAAATACGAATAACAGCATCTGCTAGCTCTACTTCTGCCATAGGACGGTGAGGTAAGTGATCATCCATCAAATTTTTGCGTTCTCCCTCCATTGCTTCACTGATTTCAGAGTGAATTAAACAGAGTAATGTCCCGCGCTCACGGGGATTATCCCACCAACCGGCTTCAACATTTTGCTGGTGAATTTGTTTTTGTAATTCAGTGAATTTCATCTCAAAAGTCCTTCTTGTGGGGTTTGGGGTTATTGTGCTTCGCCGCCGAGTGCGTTAATCAGACTGTCGAACATCCGCGACAGCTCACCGGAGAACAGTACAAAGTCTGCATCGAATCGCTGAGCAAAATCTTCACGATCAATATCGTCATTCTGCTCTTTTAGTGCTTCGCTGAACTTGATTTTCTTGATGGCAAAATCATCAGACAATGTAAACTGGATACGCTCTTCCCATTCCAGCGCCAGTTTGGTGACGTACTTGCCAGATTCAATGTGCGTGGCGATTTCGTCGGTGATTAAGTCCTGATTCTTACAGCGGATAACGCCGCCGGCTTCCAGAATCGCTTTCAGCTCGGCTTCGTCCTGCAACATAAATTCTTTGGGTAACTCGTTTTTACTCACCCAATCAGTCAGTGTTAATTCGATGGGATTAGCGAACATCATCGGTGTGACAGGCAGTGAGCCTAGCGTTTTTCGCAGTAGCGCCAGAGCATCTTCGGTACGTTTTGCACTATTGGCATCAACAACAATTCGCTGATTGTCGTTATCAATCCAGAGATAGGTCTGTGATTCTTTGCTGAATGCCCGTGGTAACAGAGTATGGATAACTTCATCTTTCAGTGAGTCTTTCTCTGTTTTTTTCAGTTTACGGTGCTGCTCACCTTCCAGTTTTTCAATCTTGCTCCACAGCTCTTTTTTGATGACCGATGAGGGTAATATTTTCTCTTCGCGCTGTATACAAATCAGGATCTGATTACCTGCTGCATGAGTGAGCGTTTCTCCGTGAGAACCCATTGGAGAAACCCAGCCGACTCTCATCATGTCCTGACTGCCACAGGGAGTGAATGCCAATGCCGATAATTGAGTTTCCAGTGTTTCCGCTGAAATTTGGATGTCACGAGTCATACGATAGACCATCGCATTTTTAAATTGCATGATTATTTTCCTAAAAAATTAGTAGATTGCGTTATTTCCGCTAGTGGGAGGGTTAGTCATTGTTTCTATTCCATTGTCTTCTCTGATACCAATAAATATCGTCCTGTATGTCTTTTGCCAGCATTTTCTTGAGGTCTTTAATATTTTCCATCGCCCTGTAATAACCAGTAGGTGTATGCTTTTTCTCAATTTGAACAACGGGTTCCGGTATCTGTTCTCCCGCCTGAATCCGCTTCGCCATTGCCGTCAGTTCGCGACGACACAGCTTTTTCACCTCTGAATCCGTTAAATTCTGATAAATCATTTCAGAGTAAATTTTTGTCACCATCCAATAACAGGCGTTAGATTGCCACTCGATATCACGCCAGTCGCGATGATTACAATAATCACGGAACATGCCGTAAAGATCTTCTTCGGTTGGCAATCCCATTGCGATAGCTTCCCCCTGTTTGCACCACTGGACGAATTGACCGGGTGACGGCCAGAACGGGTTTTCACTGGCGCGAGCATATCTCATGCCTGCCGATAATTGCTCTTTGGTACGAATGCCATTTTCAGCGAATGCAGCAATCCATTGACGCTTTGCAGCCACTTCATCACTGGGATCTTTGAATATCGTTGATATAGCGGCAGGAAAGACTGATTTGAGGTTTTTGAACAGAACATCGACCAGTCGTTCGGCTTCATCGTTGACCACTTTGTCCGGTGACTTTACCGAACCCGCCATCTTTGCTAACGCGGCCCCATCCCGATCCTGAATAACTTTGGCAAGGGTCATATAAATTCCTCCTCCCATTCTTCACGGTTATTCCAATTGCCTGTTGCCTCCTGCGTGATTTGTTTCCGGTTGGGCTGCTCACTCTGTGATTCGAGCGTATCCCATTTTTCCCGTAGCTTGGCAGGGGACAGGATATTGCAGTACCAGAATGCATCCTGATTAGCCCATTTGAACAGGCGGCAGATGGCGGCATGAGTTCGGTTGTCGGATTGTCTCATCAGCCGAATATCATTCGCCCATGTCGCCCAGTTAGGTTCTTTAGCGTTGGGTTTAGCTACCTGCACTTTCTGGAAAATCCACTCTGCGGCTTTCAGGTCGTCAGCATCACCCCACTTATCACCTTTGGGTGAGCTAACAGCAGCATCAGGGTTAACCTTGCCAGACGATTTAGATTTTCTCGGACGATCATCTAATAATTTATTATTAGATATATATTCTTGTTCATGATGTGCGGCTGTATGTGCGCCTCCATGTGCGGGTATAGTGTCTGAGGCCGCGTCATTACTGGTCTCACCATGTGCGGCTTTATGTGCGGCTTTATGTGCGGGTGAGTCGTCTATTTTTTGAGCATATTCATTGTAGTTTGTGATGGTGATCACAGTGCCTTTATGCTTCTCTCCTTCGATAGTTATCATTCCCTCACGAACAAAGACAGCCAGCATTCTATTTACCGCATCTCTACTGGTTGGTTTATTGTTCCTATCGCACAGGTTTAGCCCGAGGTCAGCAGGAGTAGTGACCAACTGACCCGCCTTTAAGTGCCAGATGTTACCTTTGAAATTCGCTACGTAATCACCTTTCTGGGCTTCAAATAACAAGTTCTCCCAGAGAGTACGGAGAAAGACATCTTTAGCCCATGACTTATTTCTGATGCTCCTGTACAACGGGATGAAACCTAATTTCTGGTTTTCCACCCTGTTGCTCCTGATTTTTTTAGCCGTATTGAAATCAAAAACCTCCGCTGTATTCATACGACCTCCCTATCATTAAATTTCGTTTTCATGTATAATTACCTCGTTGAAATGGGGTTCGGGAACCGCTAAATCGACATCTCAAGTTGCATTTCAGAAGCCTCAGTTGTTTGCCCAACTGGGGTTTTTCTTTTTATCTTTCCCTTACATTCCAGAGCCTGAATTAATCGTTCAGCATGTTCGCCTTCAATAACGACCATCTGCTTATGGTCGGGGATTTCAATCGCCCATTCAGGAATTCCGTACCTAGCAACCAATCTACTAGCTAGTTTCGCTATGCGATTTCTTTCGCGGCTTAATGATGTTGGGTGAACACCTAGTTCATGGGCTAATGAGTCGTTGCCGTCTTCAAGTGCCGATTTCAGATAAAAACTCTCTAAAGCCTGCGCTTTACACGTAACGCGAGTATTGCGGGTTTTTGCGACTTCCATCTGCTACAGTTCCTATAGTTAAGTTTTGTTTAATAAATAAACGATAGATATCGTCTATCCTGAATAGATAGTTAATAAACACGATCACGGCGTTATGATGTCGGCCTTTACGGGGTTGATTGACTCCTGTTCCCCGATTGCCTAAGAGTAGTAAATACCTCCCGGCGCTATTTCGGTTTGCTAGGGTTCACCAATAGCCTGTCGTGTGGGCAAATTGTTAAAGAGCTATGCGGCGTACCGCGGGTCATGCAATTTTGTTATGACTGCCGTTTATGAGCCATGATGGATCACATTTGAGAGCATTAGCGATTTCAACAATAAACCGTGGTCGCTTAACTAAACCTGACTCAGCCTGTTGAATCGACTGCTGCTTGACACCGACTATTGCTGCAAGCTCAGATTGGGTCAGGCTCATTTCTGAACGTCTGGCTCGAATTCGTTCTGATAATGTTTCCATTGTACCTCCTATACAAAATTTCTTGTATTTAAGAACAAAGTTGCTTGTTTGTCAATTACAACTTTTCTTGTGAAAATTAGGGGGTAAACACAGGGGTATATATGTCAATTTCGGAACGCGTCAGAAATAGAAGAGTTGAACTGAACTTAACTCAAATGGAGTTAGCTGTTCTGGCTGGCGTTAAACAGCAATCAATTCAGCAATTAGAGAGTGGGCAGACAAAGAGGCCTAGGTTTCTGCTTGAATTGTCTCAGGCATTAAAATGCTCATTGGAATGGTTGCAATGTGGAACAGGCGAAACTGATATAAAAGGGAATTCTCAGCCCACAAATGTTGAACTGGATAAAAATGCTCCTTCGAACTATAGGAAATTAACGAAGGAACAAGAAGAACTATTGGATCTATTCGACAGCCTGCCCTCCGAGGAAGCATCGCGGTTTTTGAAAGAGTTAAAAACCAAATCGACACATTTTAAAGCTATTTTTGCCGAAATGTTGGCAAAACATGGCACTAGAGCAAGTTAACAAAACATATACCAGATGTAAATAATAACATTGAAAAATGTTACAATTGTCAGATTATTTAATGCAGCCCTCACCAAAGAGGGCTTTTTTATATCTATATTCCCTTCTTATCTGGTCAATCCGTGATCTAAATCACAATACCCAACCAACGAAAAAAATTATTCAATTTTAAATCAATATGTTAATAGAAATACCAGAAAAAATACAAATTTACTTGTTTACAATATACAAATTTAATTGTAATTTTATTCTCAACGAAAGGACAGCGGCAAATCAAAAACAGGATGTTTGCTCTTTAACAACATGAACTCACACGACAGGCAACTGACGAGCCCTAGCAAATTGAAATGGCGCCGGATAGTTACTCAGGTTATCGAGTAATCATTCAGGCAATCGGGCAAAGCAACCCGTAAAGGCGCACTCGTTATGAAACTGCTCGTGATTAACCAAAGGAGAACAAAATTATGCTTTAGCAAAGCGGATAGACCGCGAACGTATACGTTAATGCTGCTGTTATGAAGCAGCCCCGAATACCCAAAGTTGTGGGTAGCCAGATGCACGTCAAAGGTGCAATCACACGCTGGTGAGGGTTAATGGAAAAAAAGGTGTGCCGGTAGAGCAGCAAGAAAGCCAGACTTGCACCGGTTATTAGCGGCGATGATGCGACAGGAACCAAGGGCATGGCGCGACCACTGCGAGAGTGTGGTTCAAAGTTCAACAAGTTGGCTTTGAGGTGTGGTGAATGCTTAGGCTGATAAGCGGGCGTAACGGGCCTAATGGTTACTGGATAAGACAGGCTGTAAGACAAGTCGTGTAAATACCCGGTAAGCCGTAGTAACCAATAACACAGGTGAAAATATTAACGTATATCCCGCCTAGGCGGTGGCGACTAACACCTGAATAGACAAGCCGGAGATCAGCACCGGCCACCACACCATCAAAGCCAATTACGGGAGAAGTTCCATGAACGAATCAATAATGACAGATAGTCTCAAAACGGCACTTGAAGCCATCGATAACGTTTTTGACGGAATTGACAGGAACTACCGCGAAAATTTCTGGAATAACCGCGAGCCAAAACAGCGCGTAACCAAACAGGAACGCGACACTATCAATGTGTTGAATGGCTTCATTCCGGCTGTCAACAAAGAGCCGTCATCAGTAAAACCAGTCGAAAAACAGCGTCATCGTCAATCATCAACCGTAACAGCGAGGGTGTGATGACCGAATATGAAATTAATCGCATGAAATCCGATATAGCGGAAAGAATGGAAGCGCTGGAATTTTTACGGGATGAAATAGGTTGCTTCCCAGCTTACATGGAAAACATCTACACGGGTCGATTATTTAAATCGTGGAGATTTATAAAATCACTGGAAAATGAAATTTTGTTTGCTAATTGTATCCAGCCGCCAATAACAAAAAGAGAATTCGATTTAGTGGTTGGTGGTGTTTGACTAACTCCAGCTCATTTCCGAGTGGGCTGTGGTGAGTTAATTAACCAGCCTCGCCGATGCGAGGTTTTTTATTACCTGAATATAGGAAAACGAAAATGGCACAAGAACAAAAAATATGGTGCTCACCGCTGACAGGAAAAATATTCCAAGGGATGGTTAACACCAAAACAAATGTTGCAAGTAAGAAACGGGACATCACGGATGAGGCTGTAAATGCCGTTTTTGAGCATTTTTACCGTCATCGTGAAAACCATGAAGTGGAAATGAAAGATGGGGATATCCTCAACGTTTTAATTAGTGTTACAAAAAAGGAGAATGATGATGCTGAGTGACAAAAAGCAGGAACTCGTTTCTATAGCATCCAAGCAGCTCAATGCACTAGGTATTAATCATACCATTGATGTTTGTGGAACTATAACGGTACAAACAAAACAAGGAAAAGTTATTTACTATCCAACAAAAAACAAAATTCAATATAAAGGCACTGTTACCGCAGGTGGATTAAATAACGTTAAAAATTTGGTTGAGTCATTAGGGTTATCTGGCGAAATAGCTCCACAACAGAATAAACCGGATGAGATGACACTGAGGGATTATTTCGCGGCTCAGGCAATGACTGCAACTGTCCGGCGTTACGATGGATCGAAATTTGGTGGCGGTAAAAACGCACCGGATTATAAAGAGCTGGCCGACGAGTCCTATTATATAGCAGATGCAATGATGAAAGCGCGGGAGGATAACAATGCCTAAACATGTACACGCCGATTTAATGATGGAGTATGCGAAATTAGCTCAGGAAACTGATAGGCCGTGGGAACATTTCGAGGTGTTGCACGACGATGCTGACAGATGGTGTTCTCTGGGTGGCGAATTCTATTTCGATCCTGACAAAGAATATCGCCTCAAACCCCGCACTATTCGGATAGGAAATATCGAGGTTCCTGAACCAGTGAGGGAGGAGTTGAAACATGGAACAGTATATTATTATCCAAATCTATACAATATGGATAGGTCATATTCCCATAATTTTTATGAGGGAATGGATTTTGATAAATCCATGTTACAGCGTGGACTGATCCACCTCGACCACGAATCAGCCATAATACACGCCCACGCACTTATCAGTCTGACCCAGAAATAACCCCAACACGCCATATCAAAACCAACAAACGATAACCCTATCGCTATCTCATAGTGAGGATTTCTCACAATTGAACGGAGTAAAAAATGGCAAATGAATTAGTCATTATCGAACCCGCAACGGCGCTGAATTTATTCACGGCACCTGACAAGGTTCAGGTGCTTTTATCCGGCATCAAAGATAAGGCGTATGCAGAGCAATCCGAACTCGATACCGATTTATCAAAAGCAAAGAACCGAGACGCAATCAAATCACTGGCCTACAAGGTAACGCAGACAAAAACCTACATCGACAAAGCGGGGAAAGCTGTCGTTGATGAATTGAAAGAACTGCCGAAAAAAGTAGATGCCAGCCGCAAGCAATTTCGCGATGAACTCGACGCACTGAGCGATGAAATCCGCAAGCCGGTCACTGAGTGGGAAGATGCGGAAAAGGCGCGTGTAGCAGCAGAGGAATTAGCCCGGCAAATCGAACGTGATCACGACGAAGCGTTGCAGATGAACGAGCTGTATGACCTCCGCAAAGCCGAAGAAGAACGCAAGCGCATCGAGCACGAAAACGAAATCAAGCGTCAGGCATCTGAACAGGCGCGAATCGAAGCCGAACAGAAAGCGCGGCGCGAAATTGAAGAAGCGGCGCGCAAAGAAGCAGAAGCAAGACAAGCGGCGGAACGTGCTGAGCGTGAAAAGCAGGAGGCTATTGAACGGGCGCAACGTGAAGCCAAAGAAGCGCAGGAGTGTGCGGAAAGAGACAAACAGGCCGCTGTTGAAGCAGAACGTCGGAAATCCGAAGAGGCAGAGAAAGCACGGCTGGCAGAAATTGAGCGCCAGAAGCAGGAAGAGTCCAACCGTCAGGCAGATACATTACATCGGTCAGCAGTCAATAATCAGGCCATGCAGGATTTAATCACCGCAGGTATCCCTGAAAAATATGCCAAGACGTGCGTAATCGCTATCGCTAAAGGATCAGTGACAAACATCAAAATCACATACTAACCGAACTCACCAACCCCAGAAATAACCCCAGCCTCAGAAATCATTATCAATCGTTTTTACTAGCGAGGGATTTTTACATGCGTAATAACATGCGCGATAGATGCGCGGTCGTACCCACAAAACCACAGGCAGTCAGGAACAGGCGCACATGGAAGCGCCTAATTGCACTACTCATTGTTTCATTAGTCGTATTTATTCCAGTTTGAGCTATAGGAGACAACCAATGTCATTAGCAACATTTCCAATTAAAAAACGCCACGGAATGGAAAAAATGGTGCGGCTTGCTCAGGAATTAGAACTAACTGAATTCGAACTGAATTATCTAATTGATGAGATAAAAATTCGCCAATTTAAGGAACGCAATAACTACCGCTCTCTCAAATTTGCCGGGGTGCCGTTATGAGATACGAACGCAACCCCTATGGCGCTCAGGATGAGCAACTGGAGCGGGAGATGGAACAAGCTGCGTATCAGGAGATGATACTGGAACAACAGGGCGATGACGCATTGGCGTTATACAACCAATTGCCACAGGAAGCCGAGGCTGTTTTATCTCCAAAAATGATTGAGTTTTTCGGTAAATTGCTCGACGAGAATAGTGACGCTCTGGAGCGGCTCAATAATCTGCTCTATGCGTTGAGTTTATTAGAAGTTCAGAGACGGGAGATTCACACATGACACCCGGTATCTACTATGACATTTCCAATGAGGATTATCACCAAGGTGAAGGAGTTAGTAAGTCGCAGTTGGACATAATAGACCAAGCACCGGCTGAACTGATATGGCAACGGAATGCCCCCATTGATGAGGAGAAAATCAAATCATTGGATATGGGAACAGCTTTGCATTGTTTGTTATTGGAACCAGATGAATTTAATAACAGATTTATTGAAGCCCCTTTATTTAACCGCAAGACAAATGCAGGGAAGCAAGAGGAAAAGGAATTTTTAGAGCAATGTGCTGACATCAAGAAAATAATCATGGATCACGAACAGCACCGGAAGCTGAAAATTATGCGTGATAGTGCACTGGCTCATCCAATCGCTAAATGGTTTTTAGAAGCGGATGGGCAGTCGGAAATTTCAATTTACTGGAATGATTCGGAAACCGATGTTTTATGCCGTAGCAGGCCAGACAAATTAATCACAACCACAGACCAAGATTGGATAGTTGATGTGAAGAGCACGGCTGACATGGAAAAGTTCGAGAAAGATTTTTACAAGTACCGCTATCACGTGCAGGACGCATTTTATTCAGATGGATACAAGGCGCTCACCGGACAGTTGCCCACATTTGTATTTTTGGTTGTGAGTACAACTATCAACTGTGGTCGATATCCAGTTCGGACTTTCATCATGGATGAACAGACAAAAGCCGCAGGACGCACAACCTACCGAAAAAATCTCGAAACCTATGCTCAGTGCCTAAAAACAGATGAATGGCCGGGCATCAGAACATTGTCACTGCCCTACTGGGCTAAGGATTCAGAATGAATAACCCACCATTGGCACAAGCGGACTTGCAGAAGGCTCAGGCTCAAACAAAAGTAGTAACCACTAAGGATCAGGCACTGATTCAATTCATCAATAAGCCCAGTATGAAAGCTCAGTTAGCCGCCGCCCTGCCTCGTCATATGACCCCAGACCGCATGATACGCATCGTCACTACTGAAATCAGAAAGACCCCCGCGCTCGCCAATTGTGACATGCAAAGTTTTGTTGGTGCCGTCGTCCAGTGCTCTCAGTTGGGATTAGAACCTGGTAACGCACTGGGTCATGCCTATATTTTGCCGTTTGATAAAAAACGTAAAGAAGGAGATCGGTGGGTAACTGTAAAGACTGATGCTCAGTTAATCATTGGTTATCGAGGAATGATTGATCTGGCTCGGCGTTCCGGTCAAATAGTTAGTATTTCAGCGCGTACAGTCAGAGACGGAGATAAATTCCATTTTGAGTATGGTCTCAATGAAAATTTAACACATGTGCCAGGGGAAAACGAAGATGCACCAATCACCCACGTTTACGCAGTAGCTCGGTTGAAAGATGGCGGCGTTCAGTTTGAAGTGATGACATTCAAGCAAGTTGAGAAAGTCAGGACTCAAAGCAAGGCCGGAACTAATGGCCCATGGGTTTCTCACTGGGAAGAGATGGCGAAAAAGACCGTTATCCGGCGCTTGTTTAAATACTTGCCTGTCTCTATTGAAATGCTAAAAGCCGTGGTTCTGGATGAAAAGGCAGATGCCAATATTGATCAGGACAACGCAGCAATCTTTGAAGGTGAATTCGAAGAGGTACAAACCAATGAGCAAGGATCCGAGTAAATATTTCGAAGGACAGCCCTGCCCACACGGACACACACTGAGGTTCGCAGCAAATGGAAAATGCGTTGAGTGTAACCGAAGGTGGGCTAAAGAGTACTTGGAAAGGAAAAAGACAGGGGAGAAGAAGTTAAAGGGCAGAATATACCACCCCACCGATTTTCAACACCGAGTTTTTGTTATCGGCAATCCCAATTAATCTCAGGAAAGAACAATGACAGAACTGAGTTTTGATGACTGGTATCAGGCGTTGGTAGATATCGCATTTGAGAACAATGGCAGCGTTGCTGATATTGATGCGTGGCGACCAGAATATGAGGCAGGGAAAACACCATTAGCCGCGTGGATAGACGAAAATCCTCTTTCTCATTAACCAATCTAAATAGAAACCCCTAACCCCCCCCCTATCTATACAATTCAATCACTGCCGACAGGCGGTAAGGATAATCCATGTCTATATGCCCTGAATGTTGCGGTGATGGACGCGAAACCTGCAACAATCCAGACCACGGATTAATTGGGTCATTATCATTTCATGACATTGGGCGCATCGGATGCCCCTGTTGTGGACATGATGAATTCCATAAAGTTAAAAATGGTGACAACTGTTATATATGCAGCGGAACAGGGAGTGTTACCAATGAGCAATTCTCAGTCTACTGCAAAAGCTGCAATTTAGACGAAGAAGAGCACCGTTCAGACGTTGAATCAGTCAACGAAATAATGAAAAAGCGTGGATTAATTCCCTCCGCCAAATAACCCTTAACCCCACCCCATTAACTAACGCTACCTCAGTGGCGGGAGAAATTGTATGTCTAAAACTGTAGTTATGTACGACTCACCAGAGGCTGCCAGTATTCTCTGTCATACAGAAGAACGCCAAAACCGATTTAACGCAATGGAACGCCAGCAATGGGACAGAGAAACCCCGCTAGTCATTTTTGATACTGATCAGTATTTCATGGATGAGGATGACCTCGACGACTATTGCGATGAGCATCAGATTAAACCATCAGAATTACAGTTGGTTATCTGCGAACCCAATTACCCATCTGAAATAGATGGTGAGGATCATTTTCATGACGATTTGCCACCGGATGGCGAATTGCCATATGAATTACAGCAAGCGTTTAATGCGTTAAATGCCGTTATTCGCAATAGCCCGCCATTATCGTGGTCGCAGGGTAAATATGCGGCAATAGTTTCTGACGATGTTAAATCGAGGGAGGCTCATCATGCAGTTCACCCCATGGAACCCCAACCCCAGAGCAGCACAGAGGGTCAATGACCCGCTCCCCGTTCCCACCCAATGCCGACATTGCCGCAGTCACGTAAAGATAGCCCATCACACGGAGGTGTTTGGGGAGGTTCGTGGTCGCTGGCCGTGGCTTTACATCTGCTGGTCATGTGATGCGCGTGTAGGGATGCACCCGGAAACCAATATTCCACTGGGATATCTGGCTGATGAACCGACACGGAGAGCGAGGCAGGATGGCAAAGAGAAATTTGAGCAGATGCGGGAAAAGCGGAACTGGGAACGCACGGAGGCGTACCGATGGTTAGCGTGGCAATTAGGCATCAGTTCCAATAAATGCCATTTCGGCTGGTTTGATACTGATATGTGTAATAAAGCAGCGAATATATGCAGGGAGTTTAAATGAGAAATGACAAACAAGAATGATGACGAAATTCTACAAACACCTAGACATCTATTGCATGAATTAACTGCCGAATATGATTCAATGGTCAGGCAGTATAAAGAAACATACAAAGGTTATGTAGATATTCCAGATTCCAGATGGAATAAAGAATTGGAATTATATATGGAGTCGTTAAATGAAGCCAAGAAAATATTAGGATGGGAAATAAACGATGAGTGACTTCGGAGGAAGTAACACTCCAAAAGAACTACGCGACCTCTGGCAAACTCCCCTCCCATTATTTGCAGCACTCAATTTAGAATTCAAATTCAAACTAGATGCCGCCGCTGATGCTCAAAATACCCTGTGCGCCCACTATCTCACGGAACGAGATAACGCACTGGAGTGTGATTGGGATAGTTACGGCTCTATTTTCTGTAATCCACCCTATTCCAAAATTACACCGTGGATAAAGAAAGCAGCTATCGAATGCAGGAAGCAATGCCAGTCTATTGTGATGC